AATTATCATTGGGTTGTTCTTTTGATGAATGAGATTCGTGACCCACAATGGAGTTGGCCTTTGGATTCCTTTGCGTTCGAGAAGTTTATTATAGATAAGTATGGATCTGTAGACTCTGCCGCAAGGGACACTCATCATTATGAAACTGTAGAGATTGTCTCTGATTCAGATACAACGGAATACTCTAAAGGCGATATTATTCTTCCAAAAGGGTTGATTGTCGATTCTACTTTTTCATACACTTATCTGAAAAATGGTTCAGAAACACTTGTTAGTGGAACATCTGCTCGCACAGAAATAACTAACTTGGCGTATGAAATATCAGAAAATCAAAAGCGCAGTGAGATTGTATTGTTACGTCGAAATCTTCTTAGAGAACTCTTAGAAAACTTTGAAGATTTGATAACGCACAGAAGGTAACTATCAATGCCGGAGACTAATGAAAATCGTGGTTCAAGCGACGTTTCGGTAGAGCTTTGTGATATTGTCTCTTCTGGTGGAGTTCATTTGAACGAAGTTTTCAAAGACCCTTGGAATGGTATTGTTTTGAATGAAAGTATGGGTCTTCAAAAAGATGACCCTCAGTTTGTTTCTGGGGAAATATTTTTGAGTGACGAGGTTGATATTTTCAATAATTTGAAGTTAGTTGGTGATGAAGCTGTTGATTTAAAATTCAGAACACCCGGAAAAAAGGCTATAGAATTTCAGGGAAGAGTATATTCTGTGGGCTATTTCCGATCTGCTGATGCATCTTCAACAGGTCTTTCTGTGAAGTTTTGTTCCCCCGAAAAAGTTGTTTCCGATCAACTAAAAATTTCTCGATCATATAAGAATGTATTATATTCTGATATGATAAAAGATTTGTATACTCCTCTAAAAGATATTAGTGGAAAAAAGATATTCGTAGAGGATACAAAAAATATTGGAAGCATGATTATAAACAATCAAAGTCCGATTGATGCGATTAATAAAGTGATTCAGGTTTCTCGTTCATTAAAAAGAAATGGAGCAAACTACGTTTTTTATGAAGGTCTAAATAAATCCTTTGTTTGCTCTTCTCTCGAAAGTCTTGTTGATCCAACTGAAGTGGAAACAAACATGATATACACATATGAAAAAGATGATGGAGATACAGGTAAAAGTAATCGACTCAAAAAGATGGCAGCGTTGAAATCGTTTAGGGTTTTATCGCTTCCTAATATGTTGGATGGCATCAAAAATGGGCTTTATGCTTCTACTTTAGTCACAAACGATTTGATGAAGAGAAAGGTGAGATTTAGTTCTTTCGACTATTTAGATTCTTACACATCATACAAATCTATAAACTATTCTGAGCGTCAAGGTGGACAAAAGGTAACTGCATTGACAAATAACCCTAATTTCAGGAAATCTTCTTTGGTTCATTTTATTCCTCAAAACTATAGGTCTTTTGATACTGAAACAAGTTACAATGATGATCGAGGTGACATATCTTTGGTTAGAAGATCGCAGATGCTACAGATGAACGCTATTCAAGTTGAAGTTATTATAACAGGGGATAGTGAAGCACGAGTTGGTAAAGTGATTACTTTAGAAATTCCATCAACAAAAGCACAAACCGGGGAACTCGATCAGATTATGTCTGGAAGGTATTTGGTAACAAAAGTGAAGCATATAGTTTCATCTGAACCATCACGGGGATATGTTACAGTTATGCTTCTTGTAAAAGATTCTTATGAAAAGCCACTTCCGAAAAGAGTAGTATAATGCAACCAGTAGGTGTAGGACAAATAGGAAATTTTTATTGGTGGGAAGGTGTCGTAGAAGACAACCTTGATCCTACTGGTGCTGGTCGTTGTCGCGTTCGCGTAATCGCATACAATTCTCCTCTAAAGACAGACATTGAAACCGTTGATCTTCCTTGGGCATATCCAATGATGCCTCTGAATAACCCGCATGGAAAGATTGTCGCACTCAAGCCGGGAACACGAGTCTTTGGATTTTATCGAGATGGTGCTGTTGGTCAAGATTTGGTTATGGTTGGCACAATCAATATTGGCTATGGGCACTCTCTTGGATTTGACGACGAAGATCCGAATGGTGCTTTGGACAACATCAATATAGCCGAACCAGTTCCTCGAATTGGTGAGCTTGGTTTTATTGACGATCGAGCTGGGGCAGGAACAGACCCAATTGAAAATCAACCACAAAAAACTAAACTAACAAATGATGGTGGAAAGATTACATCAGAAAACATAACCGATTATGGTCAATATTATACTAATGAAATGAATACATCTCGTCTTGCTCGTGGCGTTGTTGCTGGAACGATTGCGGAGGCACAGATTCTCTCGCAAGCAGACACCAAGATCAAAAAAGCAGATGGTTCTGAAATACAAGAGCCAGCTTCTCCATTTGCCGCAAAGTATCCATACAATGCTGTCGAAGAATCCGATAGTGGACACATTCGAGAGATTGATGATACACCGGGAGCAGAGAGAATCAAGGAGTCTCATCGAACCGGAACTTTCTATGAAATTCATCCTGATGGTAGTCGAGTTACCAAAGTCGTCAAAGACGATTTTTCTGTAACCATTGGAGATAAAGGTGTCAAGGTTGATGGGATTTGTGCTATTCATGTTGTTGGTCAAGCCGATTTTTATTGTGAGAGCGATGTGAATGTCAAGACGGATAAGACTGCCACAGTCACCGCCGGAACTGATGTTGTGGCTACTGCTGGTAATGATGTGAGTGTTACTTCTGGTCGAGATGTGTTGGTAACGTCTGCTACAAACGTGTGTGTTCTTTCTGGCGGAAATCTGGCAATTCAAGCTGCCGGAGAAATTTCACTTGCGGATTCCTCTGCGACGGCTGCTAATGTGGATGAGATGATTCGAGATTATATCAACGACAAAAAGCGTATAGATAGGAACGCCTAAATACATAGAGGGAGGATTGTACGTTGCCAGTAGTAAAGAAATGGGTAGATTTAGATTTAGACTTTACGGCACACCCAAATACGGGTCAATTGTCGCTAAAGAAAGATGAGCAGGCAATCATTCGTTCTGTTCGCTATCTTCTTCTTACCAATTTTTACGAGCGACCTTTTCACCCAGAGACGGGATCAAACCTAACAAAACAACTATTTGAACCTATGACTTATTCTAACGTCATTAGAATTAAGGATTCTATAGTAGAATGTATAAATAACTTTGAACCAAGAGTATCCCTTACAGAAATAGAAGTCAACCCTAATTTTGATTTGAATGCTTATGATGTTATATTGACCTTTTATATTTTGAACGAAGAAGTTGAACGAAAAACAAGATTTTTACTAGAAAGAGATAGGTAAATGGCAGCAAATTACACCACACAATCAAACAAGCTGAAGATTGTAGAACTTGATTTTGATGCTATTAAAAAAGCTCTAAGAGAATATCTTAGTGGTCAAGATGAATTCAAGGATTATGATTTTACCGGATCTGCGATGAACATTCTTTTGGATGTTCTTGCGTACAATACACACTACAACGGCTTTTACACCAACATGCTCGCAAGTGAAATGTTTATGGATAGTGCTTCTTTGCGCTCTTCTATTGTCTCTCTTGCTAAACACCTCGGATATACTCCTTCATCAAGAAGAGGAGCGAGTGTAAATCTTGATTTGATTTTCAATGGAGTAGCTTCAGAAAAATCAACAATTGTTGTTCCAAAAAATGCCAAGTTTACAACTAAGATTGGTAGAGATTCTTATACGTTTCTGACCACACAAGCACGTTCCTCTTCGTACAACGCCTTGACTGCTCAACACGAATTAAGAAACCTTGAAATCAAAGAAGGCATTTCTTTGAGCAGGAGCTATACTTTTACCGGAAAAACTAACGAAACATTTGAAATTCCTGATGAGAATGTTGACACCACAACATTAGTTGTTGCTGCTGGCGGCGAGATTTATACAAAGGCAGATAATTTTACTGAAGTGAGTTCAACTTCTCGTGTGTATTTTTTACAAGAGGGTAATAAGAGTCGATATGAAATTTATTTTGGCGATGGTGTTGTGGGAAAGAAACCCAACGTA